GTCCAAGGGCGAGCTGATCGGCGCGACCGACAAGCAGATCAACGCCCTGATCAACATGGGTGCCAAGAAGCTGATCGGCGACGCGACCGTCCGTCACCTGACCGTGGACCTCAAGGTCCAGGACATCGTCGACCGGGCCACCGGCGGCAAGTTCGTCACCAAGGGTGAGGCGTCCAAGGCCCTCGACTTCCTGTTCCCCGCTCCCTGGAAGCCCCGCGAGGCCGCTCCCAAGTCCGTGAGCGCTCCCCAGACCGCGCGCAAGGCCCCCGTGACCCAGGACGGGATGTACCGCCTGGGTGACCAGATCGTCAAGGTTCAGAAGTCCCGCCAGGGCGACCGGCTCTACGCCAAGGCCCTGCTCGGGAGCAAGGAAGAGGGCTTCCACTTCGAGTACGCGCCGGGCCTGGTGAACAAGCTCACCGCCGAGGACCGGATGACCCTCGAAGAGGCCAAGGCGTTCGGCAAACTCTACGAATGGTGCTGTGTCTGCGGCACGCGGCTCACGGACGAGAAGTCGATCTCTCTCGGCATCGGGCCGATTTGTGCCGGTAAGTTCTAATTAGAGGGATAGGACCCACCTGCTAAGGTGGGTCCATGACCGAGACAGAGTGCGAGTGCGGGAGGTCCAAGGACCCCCGCGCTCGTTCGTGTAAGGGCTGCTACCGCTCACGGGGCGACGTACCGGAAAAGCTCTGCACACAGTGTTTGATCATTTACCCCATCGAGGATTTTGCCTGGCGTCCTGACGGACGCGGAGGTCGTAAGCGAAGATCAGCCTGCCGTTCCTGTGAGTCTGCGTACGTGAGGCAGAGGAGACAGGCAAACCCCCAACGGCACAACGAGATCAAGCGCCGGTCGATGGACAAGATCAAAGCCAGCAAGACACCGGAGCAGAGGAGACGGGACGGCATCCGGCAGAGTGCCAAGAATCTGGGGTTCGACCCTGACGTGATCACAGCTCATTTTGATCAGCACTCCGGTCAGTGCGATATCTGCGGACAAGCTTGCGGGACATTCGCCCGGCTGACGATTGATCATGATCACGCAACCGGAGATTTCCGGGGGCTGTTGTGCGTCAACTGCAATCACCTGCTGGGCAAGGCTTGTGATCAAGTGGGCATCCTGAAGAGAGCGATCGAGTACCTGGAACGCGGCCCGATCTGCGCCGGTAAATTCTGACAGATCCCGCGAGGCCCCCGGCATGATGCCGGGGGCCTTTTGCATGCCCTGCCGGGCTCTCATCCCACCGCTGCGGGGCTCCCGCAGGTACCCCGGTGTCCTTGCCTCAGGAAGCCACCGGCAGGCTCAGAGGCTCGTTGAGACGTTCTCAAAGAATCCTGAGATTGGTTGTATAAAGTGACCCGTCCCAGGGTAGGTTCGTAGACAGGAAGCAGGAACGACGGAAGGCAAGAAAATGATCGAGATCATCACCACCGCCGGACACTACGGCCGCACCAGCGACGTCCAGCTCACCGTCGAGGGCAAGAACGTCTACAACCGGCACCACCCGCACACGGTGAACCTCTACACCGACGGGACCAAGGAGCTGTCCGCCGGGGCCTCGGTCATCAGTGCCTACCAGACCGGCCCCGCCCGCACCCGCCAGGTCGTCCGGACCGGCGACCAGATCAAGGTCGATGGCGTCATCTACATGATCGTAGGCAACAGGATGAGCGACCCCAGCCTCGTCGAAGTCGGATGACAAGGGTCTTCCGGGGGCCTGGACCAGGCCCCCGGAAGGCTGTATATTTTGAAGTAGGACGTAGGAACGACGGAAGGGAAGATCATGACCGCGAGGACCGCACGGACCAGCCGGAAGCCCCTCACCGAGGCCGCGAAGGCCAAGCTCACCGCCGAGCGCGAGGCGAAGGTCGCCGAGGCCGCGAAGATCCTCGCCGACGCCGTCGCCGCTCTCATGACCGCCGATGGATGGCAGGCCATGATCGAAGCCCGCCTCTGGCTCCGGAAGTACTCTTTCCAGAACCTCATGCTGATCATGATGCAGTGCCCCGGCGCGACCGACGTCCGCCCCTACGGAGCCCGCGTCAACCCCTCGCCGAACAGCTGGAAGGCCGTCGGCCGGTACGCGATCTCGGGCCCCGGATCCGCCATCAGGATCTTCGCCCCGATGTTCCGTAAGAACTCCGAGGGAGAGCAGGAGCTCTACGGGTTCAAGCTCGTCCCCGTCTTCGACGTCTCCCAGACCGACGGTGAGCCCCTGCCGCCAGCGGCCGACACGAACGTTCAGCTGCTCACCGGGGACGCCCCGGCCGAACTCTGGGAGCGCACCGAGAAGCTGATCATCGGCCTCGGGTTCTCCGTCCAGCGCGGACCCTGCAAGGGCCACCCGGACGCCAACGGCCTCACCGAGTGGGAGGCCAAGCGGGTCACCGTCCGGGCCGACGTCGAGGACGCGCAGGCCGCTAAGACGCTCATCCACGAACTCGCCCACATCCTGCTCGGGCACGGCGACGAGCGGAATGACATCACCCGCGACCAGTGCGAGGTCGAGGCCGAGAGCGTCGCGAGCATCGTCACCCGGTACGCCGGACTCGTCTCGCTGCCCTACTCCGTCGGCTACGTGGCAGGGTGGGCACAGACCCCGGAACTGATCGAGGCCAGCGCGAAGATCGTCCTCAAGATCGCCGACAAGATCATCGCTGACCTCGGCCTGTAGGTGAACGAGGGCCTCCGGCACCCGCCGGAGGCCCCGCACGGAAGAGAGGAATGGAAGATCATGAGGAAGATCGAAGAGGTCAACGGGATCCTTGCCGACCAGTTCATCGAGGCCGAGCCCCGGTGGAACCGGCACCTCGAATTCGGCGGGATCACCGTCTCGGGGTTCGAGGTGAGGCGTACGTACTCGACCGAGATCGGCGGTGCCCTGCCCGGAGCCCAAGTCTGGTTCCGTCCCAGCAAGAGGATGGCCGAGGACTCGCACGGTGACCGGATCCGGGACCAGTACCTGTCCACGTACGCCGAGGTCCTGGCGAGCCACGGATTCAAGGTCGGGAAGACCCAGACCCACCTGATCGTCGATGAGAGCTGATCATGACACAGAGACAGGTTCAGACCGTCAAGAAGGGGACCCGGCAGGCTCCCGCTCCCGGGACGCCGGGCAACCCGATCACCTCGACCCCCAGCGGCAGGCCACTGCCCTACTGACAGAGCCTGGGGAAGCCCCGTCCTCCCGCCGGGACTTTCCCAAGGTCGTTCAGCAGGAATGACCGGAAGGGAAACGACCGACATGACCGCACGATTCAGCACCCGCCCCGACAGCCCGAAGATCCAGCGCCAGCTGGACCTGATCGAGCACCTCGACGACCAGGAGATCCGCCGGGTCCTGGTAGAGCTCGCCGGGAGCATGTTCCTGACGCTCGCACTTCAGATCCTCGACGCGGCTTCGCCGCGTAGCGGCGTGCCGATCCTCGACAAGAGGGTCTACCCGTCGACCGACCGGGCCGGACGGGAGGCCGTCGCCCTGGAGAGGATCGGCACGCTGACCGAGGACGAGGCACTCGGCGTGCTCGTCTCCCTGACCGGCCTCAAGAGCACGGGCCGCGCGCTGGAGACGGTGGCCGTCGCATGAGCGCCGCCACAGAGCTCGGCCGGTACACCGACCAGGAGATCATGGAATACCTCCTGGAGCGCGCCGAGGGCGGAGCCGAACTGATCGCCGGGCTCCAGCGGGCACCCGTCGCCTACAGCCCGAACTCGGAGACGGACGCGTACCCGTTCGTCGACCTGAACACCGGACACCGCTACCCGCCCCGCCAGGTGTTCATCAGCATGATCAAGCCGAAGGGAAACCGGTGATGGACCCCGAAAACCTGATCAAGAGCCGTCTCAACACCCGGATCTGGAACGCCCGGAAGTACGCCCAGAACGAAGCGGACGACATCTCCGACCTCGTCAAGAGCCTGAACTTCGCCGCCGAGCCGATCATTACCCTCGGGCAGGCGGAACGGCTCGCCAAGGCCGCCGTGGACTTGGTTCGGCACCTGTCGACGGTGACGGCCCTCGATGAGGCGTACCAGCTCCTGGGAGGGGACGAATGAGGCACATCCACAGTGGCGTCTCCGTCCTCGCGGAGATCAAGCCCCTGACCCCGAACGGCATGAACCGGCTGGTCATCAGCGTCAGCCAGGGCATCGTCGAGGACGCTTCGATCGATGGGATCAACCGGGCCCTCGGCGAGCTCAACCAGGTCGTCATCGACGTACAGAACGCCCAGGCGGCCCTGGTCAAGGTTCGTACCGAGATTCAAGCGCACAGAGAGGCCGGAGGGTGAAGCAAACAGAGATCAACGTCCTGATCAGCATCACCAACGACGCCACGACCCTGGCCCGCCGGATCAACGTCCTGGCCTGGGAGTTCTACCGGATGATGACCGAGGACGGGCACACCCGGACTCCCGATCAGACCCACAGCCTCAACACGATCGCCGACGCCCTGCGCCGATCGGGCGAAGAGATGACCTCGGCGATCGACATCAGCGACCGAATCCTTCGAGCGGCGAAGCCGATCCCCGCCCAGGTCAGGCAGGAAGTGGAGTAGTGAGGACACGAGAGATCGACACCCTGAACAAGCTGATCGACAGTGTGGTCCGGCTCAACTCCAACCTGACGCGCAAGACACGCGATCTCAATCTGACCCTCGACGCGTCCGAGATCGGCGAGCCCATGACCGGCCAGGAGATCAACGTCCTCGCCACCATGTGCGGGTCGCTCCGCAGGACGTCGGACGAGATCATCGGTCAGATCGAGACGGTGGAGGCCCTTCTCGGCCGGGCGCTGTCAGACCTGAACCAGGCCAAGATCAAGGCACGCATGGAAGGGAGCGAATCATGAGCGGACTCATCGATCGCCTCGCCGGGGCGGGCGTCTCCTGGGAGCGATCGTTCTGTGAGCTCGGCGAGGGCACGGCCTACATCTCGTTCCGCCGCGATCACCCGCACGCGATCGGCTTCAAGCAGTATGAGGCGACGATCCACGTCCTGGTGGACGGCGTGTGGAAGCACAGGGTGTTCAAGGCGTTCGAGGGGGGCTCGGTGCCCGAGAGGCGGCGGCTCGCCGTCGAAGCCGCCCAGGAATGGGCAGAGAAGCGTCTGGGAGCCTCTGAGTGGGTCGCTGGGCCCTTCCCGGACTCCTGGCAGCGCAAGGAGACGCGGGAGAGGGCTCTGGCCCTCCTGGACGAAATGGGGGCGTCGTGAGCAAGCGGACGATCGCCGAGGCTCCTCAGGTGGAGCTGTTCCTCCGGGACATCCCCGAGGTGTTCACGGAGGACGGCCCCGCCGACGAGCAGTACGAACTGGAGGTCGGCGGGTGGATCTGTGACGTCAGGTTCGCCACCCGATCCGGCGTCGAGGAGATGATCGAGGTCATCGACGAGCTCCACACGTCCCTCGATGTCGCGCGAGCGGCACTGATCACTTCGTGCCTTCGGACCGCCTCGCGTGCCACGACCACCGTCCGGCGAGAGGAAACGGAATCATGAGTGAGGACAGGACGATCTACGAGGGGGAGTTCGAACACGGCGGGTCCGGGCGGACGGTGGACATCGCCGTCGAACTGGAGCGCTACGACGTCGGCGGGGGGATCCTGATCCTGGCCTTCGGCGGCCAGCAGGTCATGTCCTCGTGGCCGGACACGATCGAGGGCGGGCAGACGATGGTCCGGGACCTTGAGACGATCAAGCACAAGCTCACACTCGCTCAGCGGGCGATCAACCAGCATCTCGGGGACAAGGTCGTGAAGTATTTCGATTAAGCCCCGACGATCATGAAAAAGCCTCGTCTTCGATCTTGGAGGCGGGGCTTTTTCGTGGACTGAGTCAACTACGACTGGCTACGGCTCAACTACTGCACGCTCCTGAATGAGGAGGGGGTTTAGGGGTATACGGGGTCGATTCCAGCCCCTGACTTCTATACGCACTATTTCACACCTATGTATAATCTGAAATACCCTCTCTCAAGGACGGGGACGGGATTGTTCCCCTTAAACCCCCTAAACCCCCTGATCTTGAAAAGCATGATCAACAGAGGGATTTTCTTGATCGTCAGGACACTTCGCGACCGGATCGTGGAGAGATCGTCGAGACCCTTTGCCCGGCTCTGTGAAATCGGGGACCGGGCGTTCTGTGGATCATGAGAATCCGGGAAGTACCCAGAACCAAGATCCAAAGCCTGCGATCCCCCAGCTAGGACCCCTGGCCTTCTGGCTAACCCTGTTCACGGCCTCATGCGCACGTCAAGGAATCCGCAACCCTCAACCTCAGGTTGAGGGTTTGCACGTTTGCCCAGGTCACTGGCTGTATAACGCCCCCTGCCCGCGCCCCAGAAGGCTCCTGCCGGGTCCAAACGCCTCCCAGGTACAACCACCCTTGCGCTGGCTGCGGACCGTTCCCGCAGGTCAGCGCATTACCGCAGTGTGCGGCCAACCGGGGTGTCAGGCTCGAGGAGCTCGGGGTCCCGGCGGATGTTCACCCGAAGTGACTCTGGACCCGTCTCCGGGGGGGAGTGGTTCTGTGAGAAGGCCCCTTCCCAGCCCCCGTTCAGCTCCTGCCGCCTTCTCAGGTGCTCTCAGGTAGAATCACCTTAGGGAAGGGTCTCTAGTCTGAGGAGCCGTCTCAGGGCCGGGAAGGGCTATAGACCCGGTCCTTGGGGCCCTGTATAGTTTGACTTAGGACGAAGACGCGACGGGAAGGCAAGATCGGGACTGCGTCCCGGTCGGAGGAGCTGATCATGAGCTACAGGACAGAGACCATCCGGGAAGTCGCCGTCGAGGGCGTTCCCTGCGGCTGGACCTACGGTCGGGGCGGGTGCAAGGGCGACCACGGCAAGCCCTCGGTGGCGGTGCACGTACTCCTGAAGAGCCTGCCTGTGGCACCGAAGGACACGCCCCTCTGCGCGTATCACTCGCCGTTCGACGTCGAGGTGGAGACCCTGATCGTTCACAAGATCCCTGCCACTACGGCCGAGGCGAAGGCCCTGGCGACCACGCTGGTCGGCAGGACTGTCACTCTGCGGCTGTTCGTGCCGGACGGACCCGAGCGCACCGCCGTTCTCCGGTCCTTCGACCGCCGGTCGGGTGCCGGTCTCGCCGGGAATTGCGAGACGATCAGGATCCCGTTCCGTGACATCGTCGGGATCACCACTGAGGGTTGATCGAAGGCCCCCCCGTCGAGGGGGCCTCACTTGCGTGAAGGGAAGAGGCATGGTCCTGGTCGACAGAGACGGGCTCACGGCCCGTGTGAACGCGGCCCGTTCGGACGCGAACGTGGCCCTGCGCCAGCTGCCCACACTGGTGGTGGGCATGGCCCTCAGTGACAACCAGTACGCGCAGGCGCTACTGGATGCGGAGCATCTGGCTCAAGCCAGCCTCCGGTACACCAGGAACCTGGCCGCCCTGGCGGCTCTCGATGCCAGGGAGAGCGCGTGACCTATCAGACGCCCGGCGAGCGGGAGTCTGCCATGGCCGCTGCCTTCGAGGCCCTCCTCGACGCGGGTGAGGCCACGGTTGAGCAGGTGTACGAGGCCAACCGGCGGGTGCGTGAGGCGCTCGTCGAGGTGATCGAGAACATGGGTCTCTGCCTCGACGACGGCGACCGTGACGTCATGCGTCACGCGCTGACCGAGGCACGCGAGGTCCTGACCGCCATCACAGAGGGCCACGATGGCCGTGAGCCACTGTTGATCATCGAGGAGCCCTCGTGATCGTGTTGCCTCTGCCTCATCCTCTCGACGATCACAGCGGGTGATGCTGTTGATCAACGGCACGATGTGCGCCACGCGCGATCCTGCGGCGGCCTCCTCGTCGGCGACTGTTCTAGAACGGCTCACGAAATTCCCCTGGATCAGACCAGCAGGTGATCAACGACGGTGACAGAGGGCCACGGCGGGAGGGTGGCCCCACGGCAGCTACAGAGGGCCACGGGTCACAGAGGGTGACGACGGCCGCATAATGATCTTGGGTACGGCGGGCCGCGCTTGAGTCACCGAATCCACATTCGCTTTTGGATCTCAAATGTTTTCCAATATAAATTCGGTATTCAATTCGAAAACATTTCTAGAATATAATTCTAATTCAATCCATAGAATATAATTTGATTCGACAGGAAACGGAAGGAAGCCCGGAACGCTTCCGATTGAAGAGAGGAAGATCGAGATGCCATCATTCAACGAGTCGACGCCGGAGCCGTCCGAGGGCTGGGGCCTGATCCGCCCCGGCGACACCGTGAGCCACTACTACCGGCACATGGACGCTCTGTGCGGCCGGGCCGGTTTCTACCACGGCTCTCTGGAGCCGGATGAGAACCACATGTCCGAGGACTGCAAGGGCTGCCGGAAGGTGCTGAACGGGGAGGCCATGGAGCAGGGCTTCCCGGGGCCGGAGGACGACGATGATCCGTGTTCCATCTGCGGGTGCGCCATGCATTCGTGCGCCGCCGACTGTGACTGCTGCCCCGAACACCGGGAAGCCTGACACAGGGTGTATAATCGGGGTACGACCGACAGGAAGGAAGATCGGATGAACGTCTACGTCGCCCTGAAGATCACCGACAATCACGGCTGTCCGCACTGCGGGGCGATCACCGGAGATGCCTGCACGACCACGACGGGCCTCCGCGCCCAGACTCCCCACGTGCTTCGCACCAACATGGCCAAGCGCGCCGCGACCCGGATCCTGGCCCGGGGCTCCGGCCAGTCCGTTCCCTGCCCGGCCGAGTGCGGGGACGCGCTCACCCTGGCCCCTGTCGGGCTGGGTCCGGCACGCCTCGACCAACGTCTTCGAATGCGGGGCGATCTCATGAGTGACAGTGCGAAGACCCTGCTCATGAACCAGTTCGAGGTCGCCCGGATCTTCGCGGGACACCCGATGACGATCACCACGATCGACGGCGAGGAGTTCCGCGTCTACTGCCCGTACCGGGTCGAGGACGAGGGCATCGTCAGGGGCCTGCCCGACGTCCCGATGGGGTTCGACCAGTTCCGGACCGTCGCGACCGGCGGCACCGCCTACGCCTACCCGGAGTTCGAACCCGAGGACGATTACCTGACCCAGATCGCCGTCCGGCTTCCCACCCTGGAGGAGTGGCGACGGATGAAGGCGCAGTCCAAGGTGTGGTTCGAGGAGCACGATCTGTCCTACCCCGAGCAGCCGTCCGAAGAGAGCCAGCTCTGGCTGATCACTCCGCTTCCGGCATCGTTCTGATGACCGCCGCCAGGGATCTCACCCGTGAGGATCTCCTCGTTCGGCTCGTCGAAGTCGTCGCCGATCGTGACGCTCTCGCCCGTGAGCTCAACCGGGAGCGGATCCTCAACGAGGATCTCCGCCGGGAGCTGTCCGGCCTCCGGATGTTCCACCTGCAAATGGTCGAGCTGGCCCAACCGGGCGGATATGCCTCCGATGATCAGATCGTCGGGACGGTCAAGATCTGGCTGGTGTTCTTCCGCCAGGTCGCCGCTCTCTGCCCCCGGGCTCAGATCTCCGGCACGATGGTCGACTGGGTCCGGGAGATCAAGATCAAGGCCGCCGAGTACGACAAGGAGGTTTTCTGATGATCGCTCCGATGACCGACGAGGAGCTGATGGCGACCCTCGCCGAGATGTACCCCGGTGAGAGTCCGTCCAACGAGGACATCTTGACCTGGGTTCACGAAACCGCCGACAAGGCCTGGAAGTACGACGGCCTTGTGGAGATCGAGCAAGAGGCCCGTTACCGCCACCGTTAGGAAGGGAAGAACGATCATGCCACGAGACGACAGGGCCCACGGGGTCCACTCCACCAAGAAGCAGAAGGCCGGGAACGGCCGCCGGAAGGCGTCCCGGCGCAAGGCGTCGGGTACGCGCAAGCTCGCGGGCAAGGGTAAGGAGTAATGCTCACCGCCCTGATGGTCCTCGTCGCGTTCGGCGGCGCGTACCTGATCGACTGCGCCGTCTGGCCGTACCTGTTCTGTCTCTACTGCGGCGGTGCCAAGCGCAAGGTGTCCCCGGTCAGCCGGGGGTTCAGGTTCTGCCCAACCTGCGGCGGGAAGGGGATTCGCCGCAGGTTGGGCAGGGTTCTGCTCGACATGGGAAGAGGGAGATAGATCATGACCAAGGATGAGCTGATCAGAGAGCTGACGGAACTGGACGTTCCCGGCGATACGATGATCGTGATGTCGAAGGACGCCGAGGGGAACGACCACAGCCCGCTGGCCGATCTCAGCCTGGGAATGTACGACGCCGAGAGCACCTGGGCCGGGGAGGTCTACATGACCGACGAGGCTCGTGAGGCGTCCGGCATGCCGGACGAGTACGGCGAGGCCCCGGACACCGCCGTTCCGGCGCTCGTCCTCTGCCCGGTCAACTGAGGGGAAGGTCGAGACGATGACACGGAAAGATGAGTTGAAGGACATCCACAGGCCCTGCCTGAACGTCGAGCGCGACGAGGACGGGGCCCCGACCGGCGCGATCTGCCGGAAGTCCCGGGGTCACACGAGCAAGGGCCTCGATCCCCGGCGGCGTGCGCACTTCGATCCCGATCGTGAACGGGTCTGGGGGCTCGACGTCGAGGCGATGACCGGGTCGTGAGCCTGCGCACCTGCGACGGCTTCGACGACGGGCTGATCATGCTGATCGACATCGACGGGCAGGCCACCGACAATCCCGAACTGGCGATCGAGACCGTCTGGTGCGACTGCGGGTCCATCTTCGAGGACACCCTGCACGACCTGACCTGGCCGCACTCCTACCTCAGGCCGAGCCCGCCGATGACGGATCTCCCCGATATCGACGGCTACCTCTGACACATCGAACGGCGAAAGGCCCCGGAACCCACTCCGGGGCCTTTTGTGCGCAGCGGTCCATCTCGCACGAGAATCGAGGGTATAACAGGATCATGATGAATGAGGTGAAAACGCGGGTTCCGGTGGTCGAGATGTCGACTCAGGCTCTCCGCTGGGTAACGGATCAGATCATCAGGACCCAGCCGGGTGTGTACTCTCTGCCTCATCCGGACGGCGGTGAGGTCTGGATCTGCCCGTTCGGATCGGGGAAGTCCCCCCGGGTCCTGGAGACGTCGCCGGGGCTGACCGAGACGTCTCAGTTCGTCGAGGTCTACGCCCCGGACGGGTCCGTCCGGCGATACGCGGTAACAGTACTGATCAAGGAGATTCCTGATGAGCGACGCGAGGTCGATGTCACTGGTGACGAGAGCCGAGGCGTATCAGAGGCAGACCGGCCGGAGGACCCCGACCTCGAGGCAGCGCCGGAGGTTGGATCACAAGAGCCGTAAGCGTTTCGGGTTCGCCAGCTGGGCCTGGTATTTCACGTCGGAACAGATGCCCGTCCTCCGGGGCGGCCTCCTCGACACCCCCGAGGAGAGGTTCCGGCAGCGGCAGATCTTCGCCGGGCCCCTGATCGACCCGAAGTCGATCGTCATGATCACCGGAACCGGTGAATGACCGATTCCGAGGACGCTCCGGCACCCTGCCCGGGATCCTGCGACCGGGCGGGGGCCCCGGTGTGGTGCGGCCCGTGCAAGAAGCTGGCGCGGGCCAGCGTGAATGAGATCGATCGTCTCGTGGTTTGGCTGGAGCAGCAGGCCGACGGGTTCTCATCCAGGTCCCCCGGCACCTACGCCGTCGGCGGGGCGGCCGAGGAGCACAGCCCGTCTCCGACGACGGACCTTCTCAGTAGTGTCTACACGGACCTGAGCCGCTTCGAGGCGGACTGGCGCAGGGTTCAGGGGTTCTCCCCCACCCGTCGCATATCGACCGGCAGGACCGCTTACGACCGCGCGCTGACGATCGCGTTCCTTCAGAAGAACCTGACCTCGATCTTGCTCGTCTCCGGCATGTCCGATCACGTGCGAAAGATCATGCGATGGCGGATCGTCCTTCAGCACCTGGCGCACTCCCAGCCGGAGCGGATCGAGCGGCCGGGTCGCTGCCCGCGCTGCCATCTGGTGAACGTCCTCTACACGGACCAGATCATGAACATCATCAGATGCCGGTCCTGCCCGCTGGACATGACCGAGGAGGAGTACGAGTTCGAGGTGGTGGATCATCCGGATCCGGGTGTGGTGCCGGAGTCCCGGCGGGACAAGGGGTTCCCGACCTAGGATGAGCCCCATGAGTGATCTGACGAGTGATCCCGGGGACTCACGGCTGACCCGGGGCAGCGACGACCGGCCGGTTCCCCAGGCGGAGGCGTACCTTGTGCTCTCGGAGGAGGACAGGGCCAAGGGGTACGTCCGGCCGTTTCGAACGGCCTACCTTCACACGACGTGCGGCGCGGTCACCCGGATGAACTTCGCCATTGCGGAGACATACGCGCGACAGCCCACGTTCTATGGGGCCACCTACTGCACGCACTGCCGGATGCACCGGCCGGTGGGTGCCGACGGGGAGTTCGTCTGGGCCGACGGCCCCGGGCCGTGGTCGAGGGTCGGAACCTAGAGCGGATGGCGATCCGTAGGGTGGCGGCGAACGGAGTGAGCCGGTGATCGGGACAGCGGTTCTCACTTCGTCCTTTTCAACGGCGAACAGTGTTTCCACCTATGCCACGGCGTCGATCTCCCCGACGGCGAATTCGGTTCTCATCGCATCTCTCGTCTATGTCGTGACCGGCGGGGCCACCGATACCGTCGCCGGGCTGTCCCTGACCTGGACCGAGCGGGCGACGAGGACCATCTCGGCGTCGACCCGGATCACGGTGTGGACGGCTCCGGCCGGAGCCTCCCCCGGGAGCGGCGCTCTCACCTTCACTCATTCCGCGAACGGGGCCACCCAGTCCGGAACCTGGGACGTAATTGAGGTGACCGGGGTCGATGACGCCGCCCCGGTGGTCCAGGCGGTGACGGCCAACGCGACATCGACGACTCCGACGGTGAACTTCGCGGCGGCCGGGAACGCCGCGAACCGGATGTTCGCGTTCATCGGGACCAACTCCAATCCGACGACGACCCCTAGGCCGTCCCCTGCCTGGACGGAGCTGACGGATCACGGAGTGGACACCCCTAGCTGCACACAGGAGGTTCAGTGGCTGTCGACGGCCACGGATACCGTGGCCGACGGGACTTTGTCCCTGTCGGCGTCCTGGGGGATCGCCGGGCTGGAGATCAAGGCCGCCTCGAGTCTCTTCCCGCCCGGGCAGATCGCCGGGGACCGAGCGGCTCTGATCAGGAGGTCGGTATGGTGAGTCTTGTAAAGATCTGTAGCAACCTGGAACATGATCTCGTCGAGGTCTCGGCGCTTGGTCATGATTATCAATCTTGGTTGTGTGCTCGCTGTCAGATGAGATTCTTCTCGGTTGATCTAGTGCATGATTATGCGGAAGTATCTATATCGAGGGTCGGCGAGTACTCAGGGTCAACAGGTCCTTCCCACGTTTGAGCCGGTCTCTGCCGCTCCCGACACGCTCCCAGGTACAGTCACATCAGCGTTGGCTGCGGACCGTTTTCGCAGGTCAGAGTACGTGTCCTGGATCCACTGGGACAGCTCTACCCGCAGGGCCGAATCCTGCGAGGTGTAGGAATATACATCGTCCTGCCGGACCGGGTCGTCGATGATCATCGGCTCCGGTACATCACCCCAGACGAACCGGTCGAAATCGCGTTGGGCGTCCCGCCGGATCTTCTTTTCGGCCGCTGCCCAGTCGACGCCATGTGAGTAGATCATGAGTCGTCCGGCCGGGACAACATCGCCAGGTACGGCTTGACCACGGGGCCGATGATCTCCCACAGCCTGAGGAGTTCCGTTCGGGCCCGGCCGAAGATCTCCGGGTCGTACTCCGCCAGCGCCGCCGCCGTCGCTCGCCGCCACACATCCTGTTCACAGGGCGGGCAGTCTTCCCACTCGGACCACCAGGTCGGCCGCTGGCTCTCCAGCCGGACGACGTCATACGCCGCTCTGGCCGCCTCGTCGAGATCAAAGATGATCTTAGCCCCCGTCAATGTCATGACCGACAGTATGAGGGGTAGCCTGCCGGTCATGAGCACTCCCCGTGAAGAGATCGACCTCATGCCGTCGGTAGACGTCAGGTCATGGCCCCCGACCGAACCCGACGAAATGGCCGTTCTCGATCGGTTCTTCGAATACGAGCCGGATGATCGCCAGGGGGTCTTCGGTTTCCGGATCGGCTCCCTGGCCCCGAACACCGTGGCGGTCTCGCTGAACGAGGCCCAGAAATGGATCGGGGTCAAGGGCCGTCCGAACGTCTTCACCCGTGAATACGCCTCCCGGCACGGCAGCGAGTTTCTATCGGTGGCCTGGTGCGACATCTTCCAGACCTACATCGCCCGGCACGCTCCGGCACTGTCGATGATCCCTCGCGGGGACCGGGCCTACACCCCGTGGCATGCCGGAGATTTCGGCGCGGCCGCCGCCGCCTACGTCGGCACCGCTGCCAACATCGTCAAGTACGCGAAGATCGGCGCGGTGATCTTCTTTGACTGGAACGGCAGCAACTCGTCGTCCATGGTCGATCACGTCGGCTACGTCGTGAAGAACCTCGATGACGGACGGTTGATCACCTGCGAGGGGAACACCTCCGACATGGTCGCGCTCCGGGTCCGGGGCCCGGATGTGATCGCCGTCATCGGCGTCCCGAAGTACTCGACGGGCCCGAGCGCGCCGGTCACTCCGCCGAAGCCGGTCGGCGATGCCTGGCCGTACGGCCCCGGCGTGTTCATGCGCAAGGGCTGGATCAACTCGGCCGGGGTCCTCAAGGTCCAGCAGCTTCTCAATGTCGAGGGCTACAGACCCCGGCTCGCCACTGACGGGGACTTCGGGACCAAGACCGACACAGCCGTCCGGTGGTACCAGAAGCGGAACAAGCTGGCAGTGGACGGCATCGTGGGCCCTGCGACCTGGCGGAGAATGTTCGGGTGAGAGCCTGGCTCAGCAACTGGTGGCCGTTGGTCGTCTGCTTCGCGGGCCTGGCGCTGGTGATCTACGCCATGGCCCACGTGCCGCTCGTTTAGGACATCCCCCGGGTGACCGTCGCTGCCGCCAGGTCCATCGTTGTGACCCGCTGATCATGAGGTCCGCCCCACATGTGGCCGCCGTGCCGTCGGTAGTGGATCTTCCAGATCCCGTCGAGCATCTCGACGTAGGCCGACGTGCTCTGGATCTTCGCCGACTGGTCGCGCCCGGCCTCCCCTTCGAGGGAGAGCATGGACGAGATGTCGCAGAGGACCGGCAGCGGCCTGCCGCCCAGGGTGAGGAACGAGGCCAGTCTCGGCTCATTGAGATCGAAGTGCATGTGGCCGCACATGAACCCGATCACGTTCGGGTTGTCGCCGACGAGGGTGTTCAGCTGCGCGGCGGTGATTAGCGCGTCCTGGTCGAGAACGCCGATCTCCTTAGGTGGGTAGTGGTTGCAGATCACCACGGGCCCGTTGAATTCGTTCGTCCGGGCGTCGACCCAGTTCCAGGTGGCGGTCGTCGGCTGCCACAGGAAATCAGTCGGTGAGAAGTCATCAACGGCGAACGTGATGAACCGGACGCCCTTGACGTCCCGGTACTCGTTCACGCTCCTGCCGTACTTGGCCTCCCAGGTCGCTCGGGTGTGGACGACCCGGGACCTGATGTCGTGGTTGCCCATCGTCCAGAGGGACTGACCGGCCGGGGCTCCGGCGGCGTTCAGCCAGTCGAGGGCGTAATCATCCTCGACGGTGTCGTCTTTCCCGTCGATGATGTCCCCGGTGTGAAGGAACAGGTCCACTTCGGGAAGCAGGCCCTCGGCGTAGTCCTGGAGCTGGGTGTCCGATTCGGTGTACGACCACGGCCGGTATCCGAAGTGTGTGTCCGACACATGGTTGATCAGGAGAGTGTCGGGCCTGCGGTTGATCAGCGGCCACGCCCGTGTGTGGGTCATAGCGCCGCGTACCTGACGGTCGCCGTCATCGGCAGCCGGATGTCGGTCGGGCTTCCCGTGGCCTGCCAGAGCAGGCAGAGGAGATCGCCCTTGTCCAGGTCACGGTCGGCGTTCCAGTCCGCCGAGTCGAACGACCACGTCTTCCGGGTGAAGATCGTCCCGCCCGCCTCAGCTCCGGAGGCCTTCGTGGCTTTCGCTGCCATGTCGGGGAACGAGCCGGACGGTAGGCCGCGCTCCAGGACGAGCCGCCAGTAGTGGGTGTCCGAGGCGACCACGGCGGCGGGTCCGGCGATGGACGAGTATTCGATCGAGATGTCCATGCCGAGAATCCGGACGGCGAACGGAGCGCAGAACAAGGTCATTCGTAGGCCGGAACTGAAAACCGTTCCTCCGTTCCACGAGGCGATCACCGTGGAGAACAGGAGTTCTTCAAGAGTCGGGGTCGACGTTTCGACGGTGGTCATGCGCGTGGTCAGCAGGCCGAGATCGTCTTCTAGATCGGTGGTTCTCTCGTCGAGAGCCGTCAGTGAGTTTTCCAGGGCCGTCACGCGGTCGGCGAGGATCCCCACGGCGGTTGATCCTTCCAGAGAGGTCACCCGTCCGTCGAGCAGGCCAACGGCCGCTTCCAGTTCTTCCAGTGTCATGCCGATCAGTATGCCTTCATCGAGACATAATCTGTGCCCATGCTGCTCAACGTGAACGACCCGCTCAGTGAGATCATGACCATGAGCCAGGCGGCGGCCGAGGTCGGCCGATCCCCCGCCACGATGCGCGACTGGGTGAGAAACGGGGACCTCGTGCCTCTCCGGCTGCCAGGGTCGAGAAGGACCTATACGACCGCCCGGGAGGTTCGTGAAGCGGAGTCGAGAATTTGGGCTCGCTTGACAACGCGGGACGGTTGACCACAAACTATCGCCAGAGTCGCACCCGTGTGTGATCTCGTTGCGGCCTGCTAGAGCCCCGAGATCTGTGGAGATCATGTGACGACCCCATCCGGGAATATCCCGGTTCCCGATCCGTCTCTGCTCACGACCGAGCAACTTCGCCGTGAGCTCTCCGGCCTTCGGGAGGTGATCGAGACACGGCTCGCCGGGATGGATCGGGCTACGGAACTGATCGCGGTGGAGCTGGAGAAGCAGACGGCGAACGTCGCCGACGCCTTTGAGCATCAGCAGGCGGCCCGGGACAACCAGCTTCAGGCACTGCGGGAATTCCTGCTGAGCCGTATGGAGCTGTCCCGTGCGGTCAGTGACGAGCGATTCACGGGTGTTTCGACCCAGTTCGCCGAACGGGACACCCGGGGCGAGCAGGAGAAACTGGCGGCACGGATTTCCCTCGATGCCGCGCTGGCGGCGGCCAAGGAAGCCGTCGGGGAGCAGAACAAGTCGAACACGGCCGCGATCACCAAATCTGACCTGGCCACCAAGGAGAAGATCGATTCTCTGGTGGTGCAGATCAGCACGTCGATCGAATCACTCAACGACAAGATCATCGCCTTGAGCAGCCGCATGGACCGGAGCGAGGGAAAGTCTCAGGGCGGTGCCACTCTCTGGGCAGCGATCATCGCCTTCGTAGCCGTCGCCCTCCTCGCCGGGGGCCTGATATTGAACGCGAGGTCGGGAGCATGAGCGTTACCTGGCTCGAGACCCGCGAAGTGCCGGTCGGCGAGCTGACCAAGTTCCCCGGCAACGCCAAGCGCGGCGACGTCAAGGCCATCCGGGAGTCCATCCGGAAGACCGGGCAGTACCGGGCGATCGTCGTTCGCCGGACGCACGTCAACGACGGCGGATTGATCATCCTCGCCGGTAATCACACGTACGAAGCGGTTGTCGCCGAGCGAATGCCCACGATCCGTTGCGAGATCCTCGAATGCACCGACGCCGAGGCCCGGCGGATCAATCTCGCCGACAACCGGCTCGCCGAACTCGGCGGATACGACGATGATGATCTGGCCACCCTGCTCGCCGGTTTGAACGGGGACTTCGACGGCACCGGCTGGAGCTATGAGGACATGGATCGCCTCACCGACCCGGAGGCACCCGACGAGGGAGACGCCCCGGTGGATGAGCTTCCGACCGTGTGGGGTGTAGTGATCGAATGTGAGGACGAGGATCAGCAGGTCACCATGCTCCGCCGTCTCGACGGCGAGGGCTTCAAGGTCAGGGCGCTGATGTGAAGGCCGCCATCGAGGTGTCCACGCCGATCGCCAGGTCCCCCCGCGTTCTTCAGGTCGGGTCGATGTTCGACGTCCCGATGGAGGACCGGGCCGCTCTCAACTGGGACGCCGATCTTCCGATCGAGGATCAGGACTGGCACATCGGGATGATCATCGGTCCTTCGGGTTCTGGGAAGACCACGATTGCCCGGCACTTCTGGCCCGAGCAGATGGCCGCGACCCACCACTGGACGCCGGACGCGGCTCTGATCGACGATTTCCCCTCGACGCTGGGGATCAAGGACGTCGTCGGGTTGCTCAACTCCGTCGGGCTCGCCTCACCCCCCGCGTGGCTCCGTCCGTTCCGGACACTGTCGAATGGCGAGGCGTTCCGGGCCGATGTCGCCAGGACCCTCGCCGAGACCGATTCGAACGACGTGACGGTGATCGACGAGTTCACGTCAGTGGTCGACCGGCAGGTGGCGCAGATCGCCAGCCATACCGTCCAGAAGACGGTCAGGCGGCAGGACCGGCAGCTGATCGCGGTGACCTGTCATTACGACATCGTCGACTGGCTCCAGCCGGACTGGATCTATGACGTGGCCGCCGGATCCTTCGCCTGGAGGTCGGTTCAACCCCACCCTTCAGTGGAGGTCAGGATCCACAAGATTCATTACTCCGCATGGAAGTACTTCCGGCGTCATCACTATCTGAGCAGTGAGATCAACAAGTCAGCGAGATGTTTCGGTGCGTTCATCGGCGATGATCTCGTGGCGTTCACCTCGTATCTTCACTTTCCACACGCCAAGACGAAGAATGTGAAGATGGCTCACCGGGTGGTCGTTTTGCCCGACTATCAAGGCCTCGGCATCGGTGGCAGGCTCGCCGACTGGCAAGGTGAGTATCTGCACCAGCGAGGGTATCGGTACCACTTCGTCACGAGTCACCCGGCTCTGATCCGATACCTGGCGGGGTCCCCTCGCTGGCGGCTGATCCAAAAGTCGACCCGGAGATCCCTGGCCAACACCTCGACTGATGTGGGTCTCAGAAAGAGAGCTCTCGACCCGAGGAGCCTCGGGAACCGATGTTTCTTCTACGCCCCCGAGAGTCATGCCGCTCCGGTAGCTGGAGTACCGGCTTCCCGGAGCGGCACCGATGCTCTAGAGGAACACGTCGTGTGATGCGTGATCCTCCAGGATCATGCGCCACGTTTCGGTGAACTCCCGGAGGCTCAGCTTGCCGATCCAGGGCATGGGCTTGTCGAGGATGGTCAGGTTGGTGCCGAGCAGCCAGTGCCACTGGCCGGATTCCGCCCATTCTGAGTCGGAGTCTTGGACGACGTCGACCAGGTCGACCGACCCGAGGATCACGCCGCGAGGCATCGGGTTCGGGAGCTCGATCCTCATGTCGGCCTCGGCGGACTCGACTCCGGCATCGTCGATCGTCTTCCCGGCATGGATCACCAGCTCTCCCCGGTAGCCGCCCGCAGGCCGCCAGGATCGGTTCTCGACGTTCTTGCCTCCGTGCATGATCAGCCAGGCCCAAGGCTGCTGGACGGTCAGGATCTTCGTCACTCCGGTTCCCTTCGCTCGGTGTCTCTCGATTATACAGCATGGGAGGTGTGCCCCGTGGGACGTAACGGCAAGGGAAGAACCGGCCGCCGGGAGCCTTATCAGGTCGACCGCGACAACAAGGCCGTCGAGCTCCGCCGCCGTCACCTGACGTACCAGCAGATCGCCGACGAACTCGGCATGGGCAACAAGACGACCGCGTACCTGGCCGTCAAGCGCGGTCTCGCCGACTCGGTTCAGGAGAGCAACGACGAGGTCAGGCAGCAGGAGGCCGATCGTCTCGACGAGCTGGCCCGCCGGGCACTCCGGGTGATCGTCACCCCGCACTACAAGGTGTCCGGGCGGTTCGTCGTCAAGGACCCGCAGACCGGCAAGCCGCTGATCGACGACCAGCCGGTCCTCAACGGGATCAACACCCTGCTCAAGATTATGGAACGTCGTGCCGAGCTCCTCGGGCTGAACGCGGTCCTCAAGGTCGAGGTCATCACGACCGGCATGATCGACAACGAGATCGCCAGGCTCTCCACTGAGCTCGCCACCCGGGTCAGGAAGAACGGACAGGAGATGCCCGAGATCCTGGCCGGTGAGATCGTCGAAGATGATCGAACCTAGCTCTCTCGCCGACGTCAAGCTCGCCAAGCTGGAACGGCTCCGGCTTCTCCGGGAAGAGCTCGATCGGATGGACCTCGAAGAGGCCCGCAGCGAGCCCGGCTGGGAGTCCCCCGGATCCCTGGCGCAGATGCTCGATCCGACGATCATTCAGACCCCCGCGCTGGAGTTGATCGATCAGGAGCTGATGAACCTGGCCGACAATCCGGACATCGACCGGTTGATGATCTTCATGCCCCCGCAGGAGGGAAAGTCCGAAAGGATCTCTCACCGGCTCCCCGAGTGGCTGTTGAAGTTCAATCCCGATCTTCGTATCGCGATCGTCTCCTACGCCGACGAGATGGCTCGTCGCTGGGGGTCCGACATTAAGCTCGACGCCGAGACCTTCGACGGGTCCGACGGCGGCGTGAATCTCGGCATCACCCTTCGCGAGGACAGCAAGGCCGCCGGGCGCTGGCAGATCAAGGGCCATAAAGGCGGAGTGTATTGTACTGGTGTCGGAGGGTCACTAACCGGCAAACCTGTCGACTGGCTCATTGTCGATGACCCAATCAAAGATCTCGAAGCGGCGCAGTCTTCGAAGTACCGGGAGCGTGCCAAACGGTTCTGGCGCGGTGTCGCGATTCCCCGTCTCGGGCCCGGCTCCAAATGCGTGATCGTTCAGACCCGCTGGGACGAGGACGATCTCTCGGGCTGGCTCCAGACCGAGCACCCGGGCCGCTGGCGGATCATCTCGATCCCCGCCATCTGTGAGTCCGAGGACGACCTACTGGGGAGGTCCATCGGGCAGCCGATGATCTCGGCTCGTGGCGACCGCGACTGGGACGCGATCAAGAAGGACGTCGGCGAATACGTCTGGGCCGCTCTCTATCAGCAACGCCCGGCACCCGCTGCCGGTGGGATCTTCAAGAAAACCTGGTGGCGAGAGTTCGACTCGCCACGCTGGATCGAACTCCCGGACGGGACTTGTGTTGTACCGGGAGCCGATGAGGTCGTCTGCTCCTGGGACATGTCCTTCAAAGACGAGGACGATTCAGACTACGTCTGTGGTCAGGTCTGGGCTCGATTCGGGCTTCAGGTCTACCTCCTCGACCAGATGCACGATCGCATGACGTTCGTCGAGACCCGGCAGGCGGTCCGGCAGCTGGCCGCCAAGTGGCCGGAGGCCACCGCCAAGTACGTCGAGGACAAGGCGAACGGAACGGCGGTCATCAACTCCCTGTCGCTGACCGTGTCCGGGCTGATCCCGATCGAGCCCGACGGGAACAAGATCAGTCGGGCCCGCGCCGTATCCCCGTTCGTCGAGGCCGGTCAGGTGTACCTCCCGGCCCCCGAGCTCCGCCCCTGGGTCGGCGGATTCATCGACGAGCACGCCTTGTTCCCGAACGCCGTCCACGACGACCGGGTGGACACGATGTCGCAGGCTCTGAACCGGCTCCTGCTCAACCCGATCCTGACGAATGAGATCCGGGGTGAGGAGGACTTCGATGATTTCGTCGAGAAGCAGATCAGCCCCTACTAGTGCCAGAGGAGATGGGCATGACCCCGCAAAAGATCGTGGCCGCCACTCTGCGCACCGCCTCAGGGTGGATCAAGGATGAGGGGGACAGGATCCTCCTGATCGAATCCGCCGCCGAAATCGCTGACTCGGACCTGTCTTGGTGCTGCCCGATGTGCGATGAGATCGCCTGTGATGACGGGTGCCCGCTGGCCGAGGTCAGGGCGGCTCTCGTATGAGCGTTCTCGGAGTGGTCCAGGGGACCTGGAACCGGGTCGTCGGCAGGTCGGGGATCAACACGGCCCTGTCCCAGGAGCTCGACAACGTCAGGTTCCAGTCAGAGAACCTGTCGGAGTCGTTGCAGCTTCTGGAGCAGCAGATCAACGAGCCCGGCTGGCAGCGGATGACCACCGAGGGAGAACGCGAGTTCAGCCGCGACGGCCACCGGCAGATCACCGCCGTGTGCCGGATCATGGCCCTGAAGAATCCGTTGATCAAAAGGGGCCTGTCGCTCCGGCAGTCTTACATCTGGGGGCAGGGCGTCGAGATCACCGCCAGGGACCCAAAGATCAATGATGTGGTCCAGCGCTTCCTCGACGACAACATCGCCACATTCTCCGGACCCGCCGCCCGCGAGGAACTCAGCAACGCCTCTAGTACCGACGGCAACGTATTCCTCGCCCTGTTCACCCAGCCGCTCGCCGGGCGGGTCCGGGTCAGGTCGATTCCGTGGGACGAGATCACTCACGTTGTCTCCAACCCCGAGGACAAACAGGAGATCTGGTACTACCGGCGCGAATGGTGGTCGGAGGCCGTCGACCCGAGATCCGGCGGGATCATCACCGCCCGGAAGTCCTGTTACTACCCCGCGCTGGGCTTTCAGCCGAGGTCCCGGCCGAGCAGACTGAATTTCTCGATCTACGGTGACGGCGGCGACGTCCCCGTCCGCTGGGACGCACCCGTCTATCACGTCAAGGTCAACCGTCAGCTGCACGCCGTCTGGGGGGTTCCGGACGTCTACGCCGCCATCGACTGGGCCCTGGCCTACAAGGATTTCCTGACCGACTGGGCAACGCTGATGAGCAGCCTCAGCCGGTTCGCCTGGCGGATGACCGCGCCCGGCAGCAAACAGGCCCAGGCTCGCGCCAAGATGTCGGCAGCCCCCGGTATCGACCCCGTGACGGGTGAGTACCGGCACGTCGGCGCGACCGCCATCCAGTCTCCCGGCATGTCGCTGGAAGCCATCCCGAAGTCCGGGGCACAGATCGACGCCGAATCCGGTCGCCCGCTCGCCGCGATGGTGGCCGCCGCACTCGACCTGCCCGTCACGATGCTTCTCGGTGACCCTGGTGTGACGGGAGCCAGGGCCACGGCCGAGACCCTCGACACACCCACGGAGCGTGCCATGGACGCGCGACGGAACGTCTGGGGCGAGGCGATCAACGCCATACTCCAGTATGTGATCATGGAGTCGGTCCGGGCTCCTGAGGGCATTCTTCACGGGAAGATCACCCGGGATGAGTACGACGCCGAACAGATCAAGCTCTGGGGCAAGCGGGACACGACCATCGACATCTCGTGGCCGGATCTAGACGAGGTCGACGTCGAGAAGATCGTCAAATCCATCGTCGAGGCCGATGGCACCGGGCACCTTCCGCCGCTCGTGGTCGCCCGCCTGTTGCTCGAGGCCCTCGGAGTCTCCGATGTCGACCAGATTCTGGAGAAGCTGACCGGTCCCGACGGTGAGTTCATCTCACCGGGCATCGACGCCGGTCAGGCCGCCGTTTCGGCGTTCCGCCGGGGCCAGGACCCCGGAGACCTGCTGAACGGTGAGCCCGTGGATCCGGCCGCCGAACCGGCACCTGTCTGATGGCGTTCCGCCGCGAGGCCATGACGCTCTCCCGGAAGACCCGGAGCGAGGTCGACGTGGCGCTCGCCGGGGTCACTCGCGCTCTTACGATCGCTTGGGTCAAATCCTGGGACGGTCTGGAGCCGGAATTTGCCCGAACCGTCGCGGAACTTCTCTCAGACGGCTCAGGAGACCGGGGGATTTCCCGGGCAAGGATCCGTAAGGACGAACGTCTCCAGTTCGCCATGGGCCGGGTCAGCCGCACCATGACAGACCTGACGGTCATCGCCAGGGCTGAGGTGTCGACGGCGGTGAGAACAGTGGTCGACGTCGGCGATCGGGCCCAGCGGGACATGATCGCCGCTCAGCTGCCGCCGGATCATCACCACCTGCTCGCGGAATCCCGTGCCGGTGATCTTGCGGCTCTGATCACCCGGGCGTCCCGGAGAATCTCCGTTCTCACCCGGGCGTTGCCCGATCTCATTGATCGCAGGATGCGGGAAACGGTTGCCAGGGTCGCCATGTCGAGGCTCAAGCCGGACACGTCCAAGGTGCTGATGGCACAGGTCGAGGCCGCGTTCAACACCGGCCTCACCCACGCGCTGATGATCGCCAGGACAGAGGCCCTCGACGCTCATCGGGAGGCCGCCGCTCTCAGTCAGTCCCGGCAGGCCGACGTTCTCAGCGGCTGGGTCTGGCTGGCCCGTCTTGACCGCTGGACCTGCCCCGCCTGTTTCGCCATGCACGGTTCTGAGCATCCGCTGGACGAGATGGGCCCGGACGGCCACCAGAACTGCCGGTGCCAGCGGGCCCCCAAGGCCAAGAGCTGGAAAGAGCTCGGCATCGACCGCGTCGAGCTGACCGATCTGATCCCCGATGGGCAAACGGTCTTCCGCTCCCTGCCGAAGGACCAGCAGCTCTCGATCCTCGGGCCGACCCGGCTCGATCTCCTCGACCGTGGCGAGATCGAGTGGGGCGATCTCGCCACACAACGTCAGAACCCCGGCTGGAGAAGGTCGTACGTGCCTACCCCGGTCAATCAATTGATCGAAGGGTAGCGATCATGTTCGAGCTTCTCGCGTTCCTCTGCTTCCTCGTCTGCGCCATCTGGTCGGGCGTCACCAAGTCGTGGACCATCGCTCTTCTCGCCGCCGGGCTCGCGCTCTGGCTGCTCGCTGGATCAGATCTCACCAACCTCAACATCGACGTCGGGGGAAACGGAAAGTGACCGTCCAGTGGGTCATCTACCCGCAGAGCCCACCGGCTCTTCCGGCTTCCGTATCGACCGCGCGAAGGGATCAAGTGAGCCACGACTACGAGAAGTGGCGAAAGGGGATCACCCGGTCGGCTCCGCCGGAGGTTCCGGCCGTGCAACTCATCTGCCGGTCGAGCAGTGAATGCCCTCGATTCGGCGACCGGGTCTGGGTGACCCTCCAATACGTCGCTCCCGGCGTTCTCGCCCGTCCCAATTTCGTCTGCGCCGACTGCCTCATGGAGCTGGCCCAAGTCACAGAGGAGGAGATCCATGGCTGACGCCACCAAGAGCAAGTCAGCCGGGGGAGGCGGAACCGCGACCCCGATCAGCAACATCAACGATCTTCGCAAGACGATCGCGACGATCAAGTCGGGAAGTGGCGATCAGTCCGAGGCCAAGGCCAAGGTGATCGCGGCGGCCAAGAAGCTCAAAGCTGACAACCTCGTCCCGAAGGAATGGACGACCGGCGATGGTAAGGCTCCTGCCAAGAGCGGCAATCCGTTCGCGGCCAAGGAGTCCGCCGATCCCCCAGAGCCGGTCTCGTCGAGCGGCTCTGACCATCCGGAGCCTTCAGAAGTTGTCGAAATCGGAGAAGCGCTTCAGGCGACTGCCGGGCGCAAACGCAAGATCCAGCTGATCAGCGCTGGCTGGTCGAAGAACGGCCGCTACTACCCGGCCGAGGTTCTCGCCGAGGCGGCGGCCAACCGGATCTTCCCGGTCGGGACCCCGATGTACGCCGACCATCCGACCCTGACCGAAAAGGTCGAACGCCCCGAGCGTTCGATCCGGGACCTGGCTGCCAGGCTCGATTCCGATGCCCGGTACGAGGGAGGGTCCCTCGTCTCCGAGGCGACCGCGTTCGGCCCGTGGAACTCCGTCCTCAACGGCCCGGACGGCATCGCTGAACAAGTCGAGGTCTCCGTCCGCTGCTTCGGCGAGATCACCGAGGGGACGGCCGAGGGCCGCGAGGGGATGATCGTCAGCAAGATCACTCAAGGTCGGTCCGTTGACTTCGTCACCGAGGGCGCGGCCGGGGGCAAGGTGCTGGAGCTTCTCGAGGCCGCTACCGGGGAGCTCACCGAGGCCGGGAGCATCGGCACCTACGTCGAGGCGTCCATGCACACCGCGTTCACCGTGATGTGCGACGAGATGTACGCCAGTGGGCGGCTCAGCCGTGAGGAACGGATCAGCCTGTCCAACAGTGTCGGCGATGCTCTGGGCTCGTTCGTAGCCCGCATCGAGCGGGACCAGCCTCAGCTGTACGAACGCCAGCGCTGGGAGGGGCCCCCAAGCGAGAACGGAACGGACGAGTCCGCTGCTCTCACCGAGACTCCGGCTGATGCCGGAACCAAGACCGAACCATCCAAGGAAGGTGCAGACATGTCCGATTCTCAGGGCGGAGCCGCGCCCACGCCGGGCACCACCCGCGCACTGGTCGAGGCGGAACTCGCCGAGGCTCGTCGCGAACGTGACCTGGCAGTCGCCCGGGAGTCGGCGCGTGCGCTGATCCCCCGGGCTCTCGTGGACGCCTACATCCCGCCGTCGACCGCCATCCGGATCACCGAGTCCGTGATGGCCGGTCTCCCGATGAAGGGCGGCCAGCTCGACGAGGCAGCTCTCTACAAGGAGGTCGCTCGCCAGGTCGATCAGTCCGAGCGGGAGATGGCCGAAGCACTTCAGGCGGCAGGGGTCGGTTCCCCCAGGGACCTCGGCTCCGTCGCGTCCACCGGGTACGGCATCGACAAGTCCGAGCTCGACGGCCGCCTGGGCAAGGCGCTCGCGGGTCTGGGCCTGTCGGAGGCGGCCACCAAGACCGCTGTCGAGGGACGAGGCTGATCTAAATGGCCAAGAACCGGCTCTACGCAAGGGGAACCCAGTTCCCGATGAACGTCTCCGCGAAGAACGGGTCAGGTACCGCCGACCTGGTTCTGTCTGGGGACCCGATCGCCTTCGGGCCGGTCGGCGCGTCTCTCGGGTTCGGCTGTGTCGCGCTCACCACGGAGAATTCCGCTGGTATCTCGACTGTCCAGACCGATGGGATCTTCAATCTGGCCGTCACGGGCAAGAACGCCGCCGACGCCGATACCGCTGTCGCCATCGGCGACACCCTCTACTGGGACAACACCCCAGGTCAGCTCAACCTTGATGGCACTAACGGCATCAGGTTCGGCTACGCGCTCGCAGCCGTGGTCTCGGGCGCTACCACTGTCATCGCCGTCAAGGTCGGATACTGAGGAGGTTCGTCTGATGTCACAGTTCCTCGAACTTCTGGAGACGCTGCGAGCGGAGGACGCTTCGGTGTCCCGGCTCTTCGGCGACGCCGGAACGAGCGTGCGCCGTATGCGCCGCGATTCACCGAAATACCGCCGGATGCTCACCGAGGCGGCTGAGCTCGTCGAGGGTGTGTACTCGGGCAAGCGTCCGACTTACCACCTGCAAGAGGCCATGTCGGTCGACGACTTCCCGCTGCTCTTCGGCGACATTCTCGACCGTCAGCTTCTCGGGATGTACGCCGAGTGGCCGACCCAGTGGGCGATGATCGCTCGCCGGTCCACCGTTCGGGACTTCCGGACCGTCAACCGCTTCGTCACCGACGGTGCCGAAGCTGTTCTCTCCTCCGTTCCGCCCGGTTCGGAGTACCCCGAGGCCGCGATCTCCGAGGCTCGGTATCAGTACGCGGTCAGCAAGTACGGACGACGGGTCCCGCTGCTCTGGGAGACCTGGATCAACGACGACCTGGATGGCCTCCGGTCCATCCCGGAGCGTCTCGCCAAGGCTGCTCGCATGTCTGAGGAGAAGTTCGTCACCGGCCTCTACGCCGCGACGACCGGGCCCAATGGCACGTTCTTCTCTGCGGGCAACAACAACATCGTGGAGACGGGCACGCTGAACCCGGCGTTCTCGATCACCGCTCTCGAAGCGGCGTTCCCGGTGATCTGGGCCCAGCGCGACGCCGACGGAAACCCGATTTTCACGGGGCCGCTTCGTCTCGTCGTTCCGCCCGCGCTCGCCGTTCAGGCCCGCAACGTCCTGAACTCCACCGAGATCCGGATCGCCTCCGGCTCGGGCGCGTCCACCAACCAGATCATCGCCAAGAACTGGATGGCCGGAGAGATCACCGAACTGATCGTCAACCCCTGGCTGCCGATCGTCTCGACGACCAACGGCAATACCAGCTGGTACCTCTTCGCCGACCCGGGCGTAGGCCGTCCGGCCGTCGAGGTCGGGTTCCTGCGGGGCAACGAGACCCCGGCTCTGTTCGTCAAGAGCCCCGACGCCATGCGCGTCGGCGGCGGGAGCGTCTCGCCGGAGGAGGGAGACTTCGACACCGACGGGATCAACTACCGGGTCAGGCACGTGTTCGGCGGGGTCCTGATGGAGCCCAAGGCGGCATTCGCCAGCAACGGGACGAACGTCTGACATGTCACGCAATCGTCTCTACGCGACTGGCCAGCACATTTCTGTGGTCTGCTCGCACCCTGCCACGCCGCTGGCAGGCCAGCCCGTAAGGGTCGGCCCGCTCGTCGGCGTGGCGGAGTCGAACGAGCGGACGGACGGAACCACGACGGCCGATTTCGGTCCGGCCGTTTACTCACTGTCCGTTAAAGGTGTCGCCGACGCGGGCAACAGCGCCGTGGCGGTCGGTGACCAGCTCTACTACGTGGACACCGATGTCGGCACCGGTACCGGGTTCCTGTCCAAGAAGGACACCGGGCGATACGCCGGGGTAGCCCTCGAAGCCGTCGGATCCGGGCTTACCGCGAACGCCGCCGTACTGATCGGTGCCGGGTTCGGCGTCGGCCAGGCCAACCTGCCGTCGGGGTTCCTGAACGTCTCTCTCGTCGCGGGTGGGGCGGCGGGCAACATCACCGTGACCGGCGTCGCCGTCGGTGACGAACTCGTCTCCGTTCTCCAGTTCACCACGGCGGCCTCGATCGCCACTCTGGCGAACCGGACTTCGGAGTATTCCGTGACGGCACCCAACGTCATCAACAACACGGGTGGCACCGCCTCAACCGGCGACCAGCTGCTCGTCGTCTGGGTCGACCGGACCTGAGGAGGATCACGAACATGGCAGGTGAATACCGTCCCGGGCTTCCGCCGCCGATCCTGGCCCACGAGATGTGGAGCCGGGAGGTGTGCGACCGCCTTGACAAGGTGATCAAGCTTCTGGAGGGTCAGAACAAGCTCCTGTCGGGAACTCAGACCGTCTCGGTCTCCGGGCCCGTCGAGCTCTCGGAGCCCAGGGTCGCCCGTGCCGCGTCGGCTCCGGTGAAGCCCGCCGCCGCCGCTGCCCGAGCGTCTTCGACGGCAAAAAAGTAGAACCGGATGATCGTCCCTCTGCTGAGTGCCGAGCATCGCTGGAGCTGCCCCAACTGTGAGGCGACCAAGCTTACGAGGGAGGCGAGGCCTCACACTCCGTTCCATCCCTGCCGGGGCCTCGCCGGTCTGATGGTCCCCTTCGTTCCGGACGGCACCGATTGCAAGGTCGAAGCCGTCGAGCGGGAGGACTACACCAATGGCGATCTCGTCCAGGTCGACGGAAACGGGCGAGTGATCATGGCAGCCTCGATCACTCGCGACGACGGCGAGGACCGGGTCGTCTACGCTCCCACGGCCACGGCGAAAGGATCACGATGAACGTTCCGTCCGCTACGGCTGCGGCGCACAATCCGACGGTCGTGTGCGTGCCCCGGGAAGTCGCCGAGGCTCGCCGGAGGATCGAAGCGGTGGTTGAACTGTGCCTCGATCAGATGACCCATGATCCGGACGGTGCTCTCACCGACTGCGACACCGTCTGGCCTTCCGATGTTCTTTCCGCGCTCGGGATCGAGCACGGACCTGGGTCCGAACTGGCTTCCCGGCCGGAAGAGGAGTAGGTCATGGCCTGGACCAACAGCAAGATCTTTCGGCAGTACCTGGCGGACATCGTCGGTAACGTCACCGCGATGGACTACGACGCCGATACGGTCAAACTCGCCCTGTACGGAAACGGGATCACGCCGGACAACGACGTGACAGCGGTGAACAGTGCGTTCGACGTCGGCCAGTGGGACAACGTGGCCGAGATCTTCGACGGAGCCGAATGGCCAGCCGGAGGGCAGACACTGGGATCCAAGACAATCAGTGTTGCGGTCGCCGACACAGTGACGATCGACGCCGCCGATTCCGCTTCCGGCAGCAGTGCCACTCTCCTCACCGTCTTCGGGGGGCTGGTCTACGACGACACGATCGCCACGCCGGTCGCCAAACAGGGGTTTTGCTATCTCTACTTCGGCGGAACCCAGTCGATCACCGATGGCACGATGACGATCGTTTACAACCCGCTCGGGATCATGAGCTTCGGCCTCTGAGGAGTGTCTTGTGTCGTACACGGAACAGGCGGCGCTGGCCACCGACGTCAGCTTTCAGAACAGGGTCAGAGTGGCGATGATCACGGCGGCCGTCGATGTGATGGGCGAGTCCAAAGGTGTGATGACGGACTCCGTCTACAACAAGCGGCAGTCGTTCGCCTACCAGGTTCTCAGCAACTCCGGAGGATTTCTGGACCGCTTCGCCTGGGCCGTGGTGGCCAACGTCGCGATCACCGGGGCGTCGGTGGACGGCGACATTCAGTTCACGGTCAACTCGCTCTGGAATGACCTCTCCGGCGTGACGATCACTGACTGATGACCTCTTACATCGCGTACAACTCGGCGCTGTCGACGACCACGGGGATCGCGACCGGAACTTCCTACGCGACCGGCGCGAAGGTCGCGCTTCAGATCGGGATCCCGTCCGGGGGTCAGATCGAGCTGATCGAATGGGGGATCTCTCACGACGGGTCATCGGCTGCTACACCGTCTTTGGTCGAGATCGCCTCGACCGCCACAGCCTCGACGGTCTCAACCGCGCACACCACCACGACGGTCAAGCCGGTCAATGATCCGAACGCCCCGGCCTCTGGGATGACCATGGGCACGACCTCAACCGGACACGGCAATGGGGCGATCACCTCGAACACGACTCTCCGGATGGCGGACCGGCTGTATGTGCCAACGACGTCTCCCTGGGTCAAGCTCTGGCCGCTCGGGTGCTACCCGAAGTTCGGGGCGACCGGAGCCGCCGAGTTTCTTCAGCTGAGGATCAACACGACGGTGACGATCAACGCGATTTGCTGGATGGTCTGGAACGAGCTCTGATCCGGGGGAGGATCCCGAATGGCGAGGACCGGCCGGTCGTTCCCGATTCAGCCCCTCACCGTCCGAAGATCGTTGCCTCTGGCCGAGGTCGCCGGGTCCGAGGCCGCGACCGCGACCGCGACCGCCCGTGACGCGGACGCGTTCACTGCTCCGGCAGCGGGATCAGCCGCCTCGACGGCTACCGCGAACAACGCCGGTACGAAGATCAACCCGGTTGCCGGGGCGGCGTCATCGACGTCAACGGCGAACCCGCCGACTGCGGCGGTCAAACCTGTAGCTGGAACTGCGACGGCCACGGCCTCAGCTCACAACCCGACCGTCAGAGTCGCTCCCGGATCCGGGGTCGCGACCGCGACCGCGATCACCAGTAATGCCAGCGCCGGTGCCCTCGCCGTGGCGGGGATCGCCACGGCCTCGGCCTCGGCGGGTAACGCCGGGTCGAGGATCGACCCGGTATCTGGGACGGCCGCCTCGACGGCCTCTGCTGAGGATCCAACGGTATCGACCGATTCGATCGTCAACGTCAACGCCGGAGTGGCCACGGCGACCGCCAGCGCTCACAATTCAGCGTCCGCTCTGGCTCCCATGGCCGGAACCGCCGCTTCGACCGCGTCCGCTCCAGGCCCCACACCCTCGGTCTCCCCGGCGGCTGGAGCCGCGATCTCTACGGCCTCGGCCTTTGGATCATCCACGCTGGTCGATCCTGGAGCGGGATCCGCTACCGCGACGACGACGGCTCAGAGCCCTTCTGCCGCTCTGGGGCCGGTCGCCGGGACGGCCACCTCTACCGCTGTCGCCCAGGCTCCCTCGGGCTCTGTCAGCCCCTTGGCGGAGGTAGCGCCGGTCAACGCGTCCGCTCGGGACGCGACGGTCGACACGTCGTCCACCACCAACGTTCCGGCCGGGGTGTCGACCGCTCTCGGGTCCGCTCAGAACGCTTCGACTTCGGATCTGATCATCGCCGGAGCCGCGACGGCGACCGCTTCGGCCCACGACCCGACAGTCCAGTCCGGCACACCTGTTCTCGCCGGAGTCGCCTCCGCTACCGCATCGGCTCACGACCCGACCGTATCGGTCGGGCTCGTAGCCGGGCCCGCCACTTCGATGGCTTCGGCGCATGACGCGTCTTCAGCTCTAGGCAGCTCTGTAGAAGCTCAGACCGCTGCGGCGACCGCGTCAGCTCACAATCCATCTGTGCGGGTCTTCGTCCCCGCACAGACCGCCTCAGCCGCTTCCCGGGCGTGGGACCCGACGGTTCCCCGTCGTACCGGGGGACGTCAGACCGTTCTTATGACGGTCGCTTCGGCCGAGATCGGATCGACCGGCGGGAGCTCAACGATCACCAGTTCATCGCGTCATCAGATCTCACCTTCAGGTGGGACGACGGTGATCATTACAACGTCTGGATCGGGGGTGACATGACCACGTCGGAAGCCGAGGTCTCCGTCATCGAGATCGACGTTGGGGACTCCCCGTCGTTCGCCGTGACCGTCACTCCGTTCGCCGGGGACACGGCGATGACCGCCGTCCTGATAGATCCTCTTGGGGTATCTACCGTTTTCACCATGTCGCCCGGATCGGACAATTCGACCTGGACCGGGACAGGCCCGGCCACTACGATCTCCGGCGAACACGTCGCCAAGTTCACAATCACCGGAGCCGGGCTCGGGGTGAAGTACGCGACGGTCATTGCCGCTGTTCCCCCGCCGATGACGGCGAGCATCCGGCAGCTCCGGCTGCTGATCGCCGACACCGATTCGGCGAACCGGCTGTTCCGGGTCGATCAGATTCAGGACTTCCTTGACATCGAGGGCGGGGCTCTCAAGCTGGCGGCAGCCACCGCGCTGGAGTCCATCGCCCGGTCCGAGGTCCTGGTCTCCAAGGTGATCAAGACTCAGGATCTCACTACGAACGGGGCGGCGGTCGCCGCCGAACTCCGGGCCTCGGCGAAGGAACTCCGACGCCAGGTGGAGACCGCCGAGGGCGACGCCAACACCGGTTTCGACATCGTCGACTTCGAAGACCCGCGCACCAGGGTCCGGTGGTGGGAGGACGACGCCTGATGCCGCTTCCGAACACCCGCGTGATCCACGGCCGATGGTCGGAACATCATGAGTCGGTCGCGGCCGGAATTCTGACGTCCTCTTGCGTGATCACCAGGGCCGCCACGGAAGGAACGTCGAACGCGGATGGATCGTGGGCTCCCCCTGCGACCGTGACGATATATACCGGTCCCTGCCGGGTGGTCCGGCTGACAGCCGAGGAAGAACACCCGGTTCAGGGGGAGAAGCGGATCACCACTCGCCGATACGGGGTGACGATCCTGATCTCCTCACCGGAGATTCTCACCGGGGACTCAGTTCTCATCACGGTGTCCAATGATCCGATGATGACCGGGGGAAGCCTGCGGGTGGAGAGTTCCATCGTCGGCAGTGAGGTCTGGTCCAGGGAACTGGTCGCGGTCGAGTTCGAGGGAGGTTCGTGATGGCACCGTTGCTGCAACCCGATCTTCGGAGACTGGCGATGGGCCTCGCCGCGTTCGGTCCTGTGGCTCACGCCGCCACCCGGGCGATCATCCGGGTGGCCGGGCAGGAGACCTATGCCAACGCATACGCCGCGTCTCCCGTTTTGACCGGGTATCTGAGGTCCACGGTGTTCGTCGCCTATGACTCGGACGGCCTGGGGTTCAGCGCCGGGGCGACGGCCCGGTACTTCGAGTTCGTGGAGGACGGAACTGCGACCAGGCCGCCGAGGCCGTTCGTCCGCCCGGCGTTCGATCAGGCCGTTCAGGTCAGTGAGTTCGCGATCAACGTCATGCTGAATCGTCTGCTGTGACCGCTCCAGCGCCGGGTAGGGACCATACGAACGCCGCCGTTCTGGCGATCGAGCAGCTCGTTACGGACACGGCCGGTTCGGTTCTCGTCGGCCGGGGACGTCAGCCGGAAGGGTCCGGCTGGCAGGGTGAGCCGAAGATGTCGATCTTTCGCCCCTACGTCGTGGTCTACCCATCTCCGGGGACTCCGGACGGGCCGCTGGCGGAACCCGCCGAATACCTCGACTATTCGGCCCAGGCCACGTGTGTCGGTGCGTCTCAAGAGACCGCCGAGCAGGTTTCTGACCTGGTTAAGACG